ATGGTACTTATGAATACACATTTACACGCTTGCCCTAGATGTGCTGATAGGATGATTAAACAAGCAGAAAAAGCATTAGACAGGTCAGAAACAAAATGGTCAAAGAACTTTTGGCACGGAGTATGGAAGAAGTTAAGAAGTAAATATAAACAAGAAGAAGAGGTAACATATCATTAAAATGAAACAAGTAATAATAGACGCAGTTAAAAAACACGCTGAAGGTAATATTGCAAAAGCAAAAGCAAATGTGGATATATTTTTAAGTAATCCTGTTGGTGTTGCAACGCATATGGATTCAGTTGAAACAGTTGTTAAAGAATTGAAAATCATAGCAGATAATAAAGAAATTATTAAAACACTAGATGATATTTAAAAAATACATTTTAGATGGTGGAATAGGAATTCATTATAATTTTTTTACAGCAGAAAAATTTAATAGTATTAAATCAGATTTAGATAAGTTACATTTTAACAAACAACATCAACCATCAGGTACGTATTATGGCAATAGAATGCAGGCGTTTCCTGTTTATGAAAATCAACAATATACTAAAGAGAACGATTATATCAAAACTAATATAGAAGGTATATTACAAACAAAAATTACTGATTTTAAGACAATTGCTAGAAGAGTTATATTGAGTGAAGTAAAAGAATCACCACAAAACTTTGGTAAATATGGTTTTATACATAGGGATTATCCGCCTGAAGCTGAGTCTGAACCTTTAATAGCAGGTATGATGTATTTTGACCAGGCATATGATGGAGGCACGGCATTTTTTAATAGTCAAATGGAGAAAGTGCCAGACATTTATATAAGTGCTTATCCAAATAGACTAGTTTTATATCACGCTGGTAGATACCACGCACCTTGTTTAGATTATACCTTTAAAGAAAGATTAACATTATCTTTCTTTTTTAGAATATGGAGAGAAAATGAAAGTAAAAATTAAAAAATCTGAATATCAGGATATAGCTGATTGTATTAGAAGTGACCAAGTACCTGCCTCGGCAGTAGTTGAGTACTTTTCTAACAAACCTTTTTATAGGTGGTACAAGAAGAAATATTTAAATGCCTAGATATACTTTTGAAAATAAAAAAACTGGCAAGGTGTGGGTAGATTATATGATGATTGCAGAAATGGAAGGTTACCTTAAAAAGAATAAACACATTGTACAAGTGCTACAACCAATAAATATAGTATCAGGTGTTCAAGGTGTGTCTTATAAAACAGACGGTGGTTGGAAGGACAACCTATCAAGAATAGCTGAAGCTCATCCAAATTCACCCCTAGCCGAAAAACACGGCAAAAGAAGTATTAAAGAGGTGAAAACTAGGAACGTAGTGAAGAAACATAAGTTAAGACAACAAGGTAAAAAATAATGGCAGACAAAGATATACCAGATTATATGCGAGGTTTTGACCTAGATAACGAGTGGGGATTTACTCCAGTATCTAGTAAACCTAAAGATGAACAACCTGGCATTGACCCAAAAGTAGTAGAAGGAACAAACATAGAACTGTCTAAAGTTAAATCAGATGTTTCTACTATTAAATCTATGATGAACGAAATTATGCAAATAGTTAATGATAAAGAAACTGTAACAAAAGAAATTAGTGATGAAGAGACCCAACAAAAGTTTAAAGATATTGAAAAGATTGTATTACCGTTTTTATATAATTTACAAAAGAGTGATGAACCTTATATCCACTGGCCAAATAGGTCTCCGATAATTAAGGCACAGATAGAGAAACTATTAAAATTAACAAGAGGATAATAAATGCATTTAACAGAAAATTTTTCTTTGAAGGAGATGACCGCTAGTCAGACGGCAGAAAGACACGGTATTAATAATAATCCTAGCGAAGACCATATTGACTCGTTAAAAAATTTGTGTGAGAAAGTACTACAACCGTTAAGAAACCATTATAAGAAAGCGGTAACCATATCAAGTGGGTACCGTTCTCCAGAGTTATGTGTTAAAATTGGTTCTAGTCTTAAATCACAACACGCTAAAGGGCAGGCTGCGGACTTTGAAGTATTTGGAGTAGCGAATGCTGAATTAGCAAAATATATTATTGAAAATTTAGGTTTTGACCAACTTATATTAGAGTACCATAATACAGATGAACCTCACAGCGGCTGGATCCATTGTTCTTACAAGAATTCAGATGACAATAGAAAAGAAGTATTAAGGGCTTATAGAAATGATGATGGCAAGACGTTATATGAGAAATATGACCCCAGCTGAGAGATAGCTCGTTGGTATAATAGTGATACTGTCAAAGATAAGAACAAAATCATTGATATGTACACAATGAAAGGTGTATAGCATTGACAAAGCATAGGAGATGTGTTATATTATTAATATGAGTATAAAAAATAAGATTGAAGTATTAAAAGAAACAATTGCTTGGTTTAGAAAACAAATAGAACCACACGATTGTGGATGGATGTACACTACTATTGATGGCATAAAGCATAGAATAAGTGAATTAAGAAAAGAATTGAGGATGAAAAAGTGAAAGAGTTTAATTGGATTGATGTAGATAAAAGTAAACTACCAACAACCAAAGGCAAGCGAATAGATGGTTTTCGTTTTTATCAAATAGACGGTAAGAACTATCCATCAATTACAACTGTACTTGGTGTTCAGAAAAAAGAAGGACTAGAGAAGTGGCGTAAGGCAGTAGGTGAAGAAGCTGCTAATTGGGAAATGGGTAGAGCGGCACGTAGAGGCAAAGCAACTCATACACTTGTTGAACAATATATTAAAGGTGAAACACCAGCGATAAGGGATGTTTTACCATTAGGTTTGTTTAGATTAATGAAACCTTATATAGACCAAATTGATAATGTTCAATTGTCTGAGGAAATAATGTATAGTCATAAACTAACAATTGCAGGTCAAGTTGATTGCATTGCTGACTACAATGGTAAATTATCTGTAATAGATTTCAAGACAGCAAACAAGGAACGTAAAGAAGATTGGATAGAAAACTATTATATTCAAACTTGTGCTTATGCAATTATGTATGAAGAGCTGTTTGGCAAACGCATAGAACAATTAGTTATCTTAATGGCAGGTGAAGACGGCACAATGCGATCCTTTATAAGAGATAAAAAAGATTTTGAACCAAAACTAGAAGAATCTATCAAGTATTTTTATAAATACTATGAGAAACTAAACAAAGATAAAATCAAGCAATAACATTAACAAGGTGGCTGGAAATTATCCACGAGAGGTCACTTATGTTAAAAAGGTTAAAATCAATAATATTTGGAGCAGTACTCATAACTATGAGCACATTTGCTATGGCGGAGCAGGAAACATCACCATTGCCTGAAATGCCACAAGATAATTTGCAAGGACAATTTTATTGGTTACAACTGCCTGTTATATGTGGAACTAGTGAAAGTGTACTTGCATATATAGAAAAGAATGAAATGACATTGGTCAATGTTTCTGTTGGTAGAGATAGAGCTAAACCAGATGGTGAACCAGTTTTTATAGTAAGTTATTATGTTGACTCTACATACACACAATCACTTGTAGTTATGTCAACAATGAATGGAATGGAATCTTGTATGTTATACAATTCATTTAATTTAAGGTTTATGCCAAAAAAACAAAGTTTATAATGAATTTGACGTTGAAGGATAGATAATAGTTGGAGAAGACTCGGGTGCAACTCCCGACATCTCCACCATAAACACACATCATTCAGGTGGAGTTAACACAGACAATCCACCTGAATGGTGTGTGCTTATGGGGGATGTGCTAGCATCGATTCACAATTAAAACTATCTGGAGTTAAATCGCTGATAGCGTACTATCAAAACACATAAAAGCTAACGAAAGTTATGCTCTTGCTGCCTAGTTAATAGGTAACGGCGTTTGTGTAGTTTTCGTGGCAACAGAAAAACTACACACTTTACATTTGCTAATAAATATGTTATAGTAATAAAATGAACTCAAAAGAATTTTCTTTAATCATAGAGGACATAGTAAAAAGGTATAAAGGAATGTCATACGTGGATGCTATTGTTAAACATTGTGAAGAGAATAATCTTGAAGTAGAATCAGCAGGACGATTAATTACTAAACCACTCAAAGAAAAAATCCAATTTCAATCACAAAAATTAAACTTATTAAAAGGTGGTAAACAAGGAGTATTACCATAGTGAAAATATCTTGTTCAAGTAGGGCAAAGGAGCCTTGGAGACCTATTCAAGACTATTTGGATTTGCATATAAGGACAGCCTGGGAACATTCCAATTTTAGATTTAGTTATGATGATATAGATTCTGTTTATGGACAAGTAGAAGAATATATTCCTTTATATGGAGGTAGACCTGCGGAAGTTCCAGAAATAATGAAAGAGGATGTTTCTTGGATTTATGATAAAGGTATTGGTGTAAAATTAACTTTACAAAATAAATTTATAACTGACAAGGCTTATAAAGATAGTAAATCAGCTTTAAAAGAATATAATAAAAAAGGAAATTCTATTATTGTTACACTTGATAAGTTGGCTGAATATATTAAAAATGATTTTCCTAATTATAATATAGAGGCAAGTTGTATACAAGATATTACTGATAACGAACATTATGAAAAGAAAGTTGCAACTGGATTATATGATACGATTGTTTTACCTATTCATTGTAATGATGATATGAAATTTATAGAAAGTATTAAGAGAAAAGATTTGTTAAGATTGTTTATGAACATAGAGTGTTCTTATAATTGTCCTAGTAAAGTTTGTTATGGTCCAACTTCTAAACTTAATACTGAACAGTTGGGACAGGAGAAAAGTAACAAAAAATTTATGTGTAGTTTGATTGACTTCGGTCAAGAAAGAACCTTTTATAAAGATGATATAAATTGGAGGGAATTTTATTTTGATTTACCAATGTATGAGAAAATGGGAATAACTAAATTTAAATTGGTTACACCTACAGAACAACAACAACGAACTGCCTTGATGTATAAGAAAAATAGGAGTTGGTTGATTAAAAAGAAAAAGTAAAATGAAAGAAATTACAACTACGAGTGAAGAAGTATTTGAGCTAGTTAATGGTCTAACATTAAAGCAAAAAATAGACCGTTCTTTAGATTTAATAGATGAAGCATATGAGGAATATGGAGATAAT